TTAATTAAGAAAAATTAATAGTTGATTTTATCCCATATATGCTTTAAACTATAGTGGTAAATCAAAAAAGATTTACTTTGTTCTTTAACAATCTATACGGAGAAAAATATGAGTCTATCTTTAGAAGACTTGGACGGGGACACCTTGCGTAAGCTTGGTGTTACGAAACCCCGCCAAAAGAAATTCACGGCGGAGAATGAGCGTCAATTTGCTATCAAGGCACTCAACCTACTCTCAACCTTAACACAGTCGGAGAGGGCAAGGGTCTTGAGACGTGCAACGACACTCAATAACGTTTAAGTCTGGTTCGGGGGCCGTGTGCCCCCGTCTTTTAATTTTGATTAGGAGTAACAAATGAAAGTAGACATGGAAAGACTTGAGTCGGCTGTCGATCAACTCATCAAAAGTGGAGATATTGCTGATATTGAACAGGTGTGTAACCGAGATGAGTTCAACAAACCGACCACGGGTGATGTTTACCATTGGCGGATTGTCAAAGACGGTTCGAGGTGGCACTTGATCGAGGATCACGAAACCAATGGAACCGTGGGCCGTGGTCACAGAGTCTCGTTCCGCACTTTAAAAGAGGCGAACCGTATGGCTTTGCTGTTTGCCAAGATGTTTCGATACGGTTGGGGGATGACGGTCAACGTCACTCGTGAACGACCGACTAAGAGGGGAATGGGGGTTGAGGTTACGACTTTCTGTTTACCATCATAAGATTGGGGGCTTCGGCCCCCTTTTTTTATTCCTTGTTCGCTTTCAAATATTCTGAAGCGCGAGCCGTGATCCGTGGATCGTCTTTCAGTAGCCCCAGTGCGTGGTTGCAAGGACGGCAGAGCAGTCCTCGAACCTTGCCGGTCGAGTGATCGTGGTCTACTGCCATGCGGTAGACGAGTTGCGCTTGGTGTATCCCGCAGATCGCGCATTGGTAGTTTTGATTCTTTAACATGGCTTTAAAATCATCGAAGGTGATGCCGTACTTGAGAACGAGTTTGCTGTCCTCGACGTTCTTATAAATCTTATTTCGAGGGGCAAAGGCGGGGCACTCACGAGCCATGTAGTTCTTCTTAATTGAACGGCTTTGTTGTTCGTGGACTCCCCCGCAGTGTTTACATCGACCAATCCATTTGGAGGGTTGTCCCGTCGAGATAATTACAACGTGATCGTTCTCTTGCCAAAGTAGATCGATCCGTGGTTTACGACTTCTTATTTCGAGGGCCGATGACCGATTCCGGATTGACATCAATAAGCTTGCTCGTTTCGTAATCGAGCACTTGAATTTTTTGTTTCGTTTGTTTTATTTCATTTCCGCAAAAGTTAAGCAGCTCCATACTTTGTTTGTACACGGCTAAAGCTTCTGAAAGAGATAGGTCACCGTCTTCAAGTGATTTTGAATTAGCCTCCATCTCGATAAGACCCTCCTCGAAAGACTTTTTATAAGCCATTATTACTTGTTCATGTAATGATGAACGATCCCCGCCAGTAACCCCGCAATGATTGGAATGATGGTGGCTCGAAAAGTGGTTGTTTTCTTTTTTTTCATTTGTTTTCCTTTTAATGAACGCTATCGCTTTCAATTAAGCCCGATAGCAAACTTTCAAACTTATCTGAATTATCTGCGGCCTGTGATAGACAAGACGAAAGTATACCAAGGGCCTCAGCCTGTGAGGTACTACCTACAAAAAGTTGAGTCAGTAGCTGAGTTAAGGCCCCGCCAATAGCCGCCGATTGAGAGACCCCGCGCTTGCTTAGAGTCTTCATCATTTCTGCGGTTTCGTTTGCCGAGATAAAAAATTCTTCCTCTTCCTCGGTAAGGCTAAAATCCTCTAGATCCATCGTTGCCCGACGCTTTCTTCGTTGGTTGCCAATTATCCACCTCAGCATACCACTTTCCTGATCGCGCTTCACAGACTTGTATATTCACCCAATCACCCTCTTTTTGCTCTAACCATAGGATTAGGTCTGCTCTTTTAATACTGAGGTTGCACTTGATCCATTCAGGGGCCGTGTCCCGTGGTTTCTTGGCGATAAGTCCATCGACAAACTCTTTGGCGGGTTTCTCTTGCGGTGCGCTAGGTTTTAGGTCTTGTATGTCTTGCACGTTTTTCCTCCTTCTTTGGTTTTAAACGTCTGAGAAAAGGTGTGACTGCAACGGGATTCTTCGCGCAGTACTCAGGGTCTCCTTGCCCCGACTGAATAAGAAAAGCGGTGTCCGGTGGAATGCGCCCATTGGTTACCGATTGACCTATTGGACAGGAGCATGACGCAATTACGTTTCCATTCAGGTAACCCGTAATTTCACAGGACATCGAAAAACAGTTAACGGTCTGGTGTCCTAAGTCTAGATCAGCAGAACACTCTTGAGCCTTGGTTCGAGCGTCATTCCAATTTGTAATTTGTTGAGGAAGGTAACGTTTGTAAGAGAACAAACTCCAGACTTGGGTCTCGTCTACTCGGTCACACGACCCTTGCATATTACCGCCGTCAATATCCGCCAAAGCTTTTCCATTAATAACAGGACACTCGCAAACTGCTTCAGGATAAATCTTTCCCTTAATAGTCATGCTGTTTCCTGTGGGCGTACACGTCGAGGCCGCACATAAAGCAAAGTCTCCAACGCACATATCCAAACCTTTCGGAATGTTTTGAGCGTGAGCCGTGGTCATAAATAAAAATAGTATTAACAAAAGTTTTTTCATAACAACACCTTATAAAAAAACCCTTGATCTGGGGATTAGACCAAGGGCTTTAGCACTACACGGAAAACAAAAGGAAAACAAAATCCCGATGTCGGGTTAATTTTATCTAAAAGTAAACGCAACTTCAACTCTCAACTGTCGAAACGATCATCCTCGTCACGAGGTTTGTATTTCTGTACAAAGTCATCAAAGATAACGCGCAATTGACCACTGATCGTGCGGCCCTCAGCCTTGGACATTTCTTTAATTACGAGGTAAATCTCCCTCGGCACTAACACGCTTTTCCATTTATTGGTATCCATTACACTACTTTCTTTAGGTTTACATGGGAGTATATGCGAATATATAAGATTACGCAACCATCTTGACAAGAAAACCTTAAATTAAGACAATACGCGAACGTTCATCCACCAAGGACGGAAGTAGACCATTCGGTCGAAGGAACGCACCTAACTTTAAACGGGAGGGTGTCATGACATTGTGGACTCAATATTGTAGGGCAAAAGCTATCGATAACCATAAACGAGCGCAGTTGTTGCGTCTATTGCAGTTACAGGCAATAAAAAAAAGCCCCGATTAATATCGGGGCTAAAATAACACTCGGAGGAATGAAATGGCAGTTACTTTGCCTCTCCCCAACTTGGACCTATTTCTATGTCACATTTGTTAGGTACTTGTAAAGGAACTGCTTTGGTCATTATATCAGCAATATGTTTTGCTTGCTCCCTGTTTTTTACAGACATAGCAATCTCATCATGAATCTGCGTCAAGGGTACTAAACCCTCTTTATAAAGATCAACCATTGCTTGCTTTGTCATGTCCGCCGCCGAAGCTTGAATCAAACGGTTCAAAGCTTTGTACGTGTAAGCCCTTTTAAGCCTCGTGGTGGCTCCGTACTCTTGAACGGCCTCTTGGTAAGGCAAGGCTTTGTTCATCGCAAAGGTGTCGGGCTCCCATCGGTCAAAACGACACTTACGACCAAGTATTGAACGGATCGAACCCGAAGAAGATTTGTCATTCAATCGATTCATCACCCCGTTCATTAACCCTTTTACGAACGGCACTCGCTTATGGTATTGGTTAATTAAACTTTTTGCGTCATCCATTGAAATATCCAACTGCTCCGAAAGTTTTCCAACCCCCATGCCGTACATCATGCCAAGGTTAATTACTTTAGCTTGCTTCCTTGGAATGTTCGCCATCTCAGCCACCATCGTATGAAAGTCTGTGTTAGGATCATCGTTGTATGCTTCAACAAAATCTGACGCACCCTCCAATGGCAAATTACGACTCTGACCATAAACGTGAGCATAATGAACCAAGATCCGTGGTTCCTGTTGCGAGAAGTCTATGGCGGCCCACTGCTCTCCCTCTTCAGGTAAAAACAAAGAACGTATCATTGGGCCAATCTCAGGGTCTCTTGCGGGAATTTGTTGAAGGTTCGGACTGTTCATACTTAAACGACCGGATACTGTCCCCCCGTCATCAGATCGAATTTGATTGATATGGCTATGAATTCTACCGTCAGCGTGACAGTGCTTTGTGATTGTGTTGAGGAAAGTGCCGGTTGTCTTATTCAGGTTCCGAGCCTCGACAATGAGTTGCGCGAGTGGGTGACTGTTCTCTTGGAGGAAAAGCTTTGTGAAACTAGGTGCGCCCTTTTCGGTCTTTGGATATTGGAGCCCGACTTTATCGAAAGCTTTGACGAGGGATTGAGCCGCCCAGATTTCAACGTCACGCCCCGCAATCTTCTTAATCTCTTTCATGACTTGCCGTTCCCGCTTGACAAGACTGTTCCTAGTTTGCTCAACCCTGTCTTGATCGACCCTGACTCCGCGCCAAGTCATCTCGATAAGACATGGGAGCAGATCAAGCTCAAGATTAGCAATACCCCAGAGGTCTTCTTTGCCAAGCTGAACGCTGAAGTAATTCCAAAGTTCGAGAGCGAGTTCGGCATCAGCCTCACCGTAAGCACCGACGTGCATGGCGGGGAGTTTCCACATCTCAGCTTTAGGATCAACGCCGAAACTTCTAGCGGCCTCGACTAAACCTTTCTCTGATTTTGTTTTGCCCAACAAGTCGTAAGACAAAGCGTTTAAGCTGTAACTAAATCTGTTCTCATCTAGTAAAGAAGCGATCAACATCGTGTCGATTATTCTTCCTTTGAGATCAAAGCCCATGCGCTTGAGCCAACCTGCGTCGTACTGAGCGTTGTGCATAATTTTATCTGCGGGGCATTCGAATACTTTTTTCAGCCAACGATTAACAATCTTTTCATCAAGATTGCCTCCGCCAAGATGCCTAATTGGGATGTAACCTGACCATCCATCTACGGCTACTGCATAGCCTACAACCTCCCCATTTCCTGTAGCCCATCCGGGACCATTGGTTTTAATATCGGGGTCTCTCGTTTCCACGTCGATAGCAATTTTTTTTGCGGCTGTAATATCTGGCAATTCCATCGGGGGTATCCATTCGCTTTTTGGAGCGAACATTGCCATCTGCAAATTTCCCGCCATACAAACCTCTCTTTATTTTTTGTCCCTTGGGGAGAATTCTCCTCCAAGCGCGGTGTAACCCGCTTTGTCGATCCACGAGTCTTCGTGGTCGATTGTGTTTAAAAGACGGGCGGTCTTTACCCAATCCATCATGAGCGCAACGTGAGATGCTGTAATCCTCCCGTGACTTTCAATTGCTGACTTTGCTATTACGTTCCATCCTTTAGCTATTTTATCGTGATTTTCGTATGCGTCACCATAATCTTTTGCTCGATCTCCTTGAATTAAATAATTAGCTTGCGTTAACAAATTAGACCTGTCCATCATCCCTCCATAACTTTCTTTCTCTTTCTTTAAGAAGTTGCAAACTATTAAAAACCATTTTCATTTCTACTAATGCACTCATGGCATGTTTTTCTGCTTCATCATATCGTTTATTGTTTACCGCTTCTGATATATAACGAAATTGTTTTTTAGCTTTTAAATAAAACTCACTATAGTCTCGTGGCTGTTTATTGTTCTGCATCTTCTTCCTTTTCTTCGGTATAAATTTTTGGTAAAAAAACTAAAACAAAAGTGCCACATTTGGGGCAGCTTAAATTTGTTTCTATTGAAAAATTCTCATCGTCTTCATCCATGTCATGGTCCCCACCCCAGATTAATTCATGATTACAGTGCCAACAATTCATAAGTTATAACTCCTTCCGACATCATCAGGATCAACGATGTACAAGTTTTGTTTTGCTCTGGTTACCCCGACATAAAATACTCGATGCATATCGTCAGGATTAATATGCAT